TACTCTAAAGAAGTTTTCAATTAATGCTGCAGTAGTAAATGTCTTTCCTGCTCCAGTTCCAAGTACGCAAGTACCTGTACCAATTCTCATGGCTTTGCGTATTACTTCTTCTTGATATTCACGTAATGTAAATTTGAACTTATCAAACAAGTCAGCCTCAATACCAACTTTAATAGCTTTAGATAGTTTATCTGTTAAAACTATCTCCTCATTTATTTGGTTTTTAATTAGGTATTGACGCACTTCCCAGTACATTCCTAACTCACATGTACCAGTTGGAGTTATAACATATTTACGCTTTGGGGCAAATCGAGCATATCTTCTAGCAAAACGCGCGCCAGTATTTTCTACAGAAAAATACTCACGTATATTATCAAATAAATCTGCATCAGTACATCTAATAATTAACTTACTAGGTTGTCTTGCAGTAGGTCCTTTATAGTCAAACTCTATCATTACATTTGCTCCATCTTCATAATCTCAACAGCATTTTTAATATCGAATCCCATTTGTGACATAGTCTTTTCAACTTTTTCTAAATATTCAATTATAATATCTAGTTCTTTTATCTTTGAAGTTAATGATGAAAGCGACTCATGTCTCTCAGCTGCTTGCTCTGCTGCTGATTGAGATAACTTTACTGGAGATGTTGCAATTACCTCTTTAGTAATATTTTTTTTAAGTTTTCGTTTTTTTTCAAACGTTTGATTACGTTCAATCTTAGCTTTAATAAGTTTAGCTACCCAGTAATGCTTACGTGCAGGTAAACGCATCGACTGCTCTTTAATATTAAAATCATCAAGTACGAGATCTTTTCCTACCTCTTCGAAATACTTTTTTAGCAATTCCACATATATAGATTAAATAACTATATGGAAAAATCAACTGGTAAATTTGCTCGTTACTTTAAACGGTTATTACAAGTGGAAATGACCACTGGTGATGCTGGGGTTGGTAGTACAGGTGGTTTTTCAGGAGAGAATATTAACTCTAGTGATTTCTATGCACCAAAAGACGGTCGTAACCTTTTTGGTAAATATTCCAAGCACCAACCTAAAGTTCAAACAAGATTAGGTAAAAGAAGTAAAAAAATTAAACAAAAATTAAAAAAGACTAAAAAATTATACTCACCCGGTAGGAAGTCAACTAAGAAATCTAAAAAAGTTTACTTACCAGGTGATAATGCTTGATCTAGGTCATTGGAAATGCGAAGAGCATTGGGATGAATTACCGTTTGGGTTTGTTTATATTATTACAAACTGTTCAAATGGTATGAAGTATATTGGTAAAAAGCAAATAGTCAAAAAAACTAGGAGACCACCACTTAAAGGTAAAAAACGTAAGAGAATTATAGTGGGAGAGTCAGATTGGAAGACATATACTGGATCATCAGATAGATTAAATGCAGATATCGAAAAGCTTGGTAAGAATCAATTTAACTTTGAAATTATTCGTAGTTGTGGTACTAAAAGTGAACTTGCCTATATGGAAACCTTTTACCAATTTCAAGCAGAGGCCCTTATTCGCGAAGATTATTACAACGGTATTCTTAATGTCCGTATAGGCAAGGTAAAATTTACACAATCTCCCCCTAAACTCTTGCTAACTTAATTTATGTTCCTATCATTTAGGAAATAAATATAAATGTAGGGGAATGCCGGTAAACACAAGTAAGACTGAGTTAAGAAGTTATTTCGATATAGATAATAATGTTGAATACATTAATCTTAAACCATACTTAGAGCATTCGCACCAAAAATATAACTATTTTCTTGTTGAAAATAACTTAACTAAACTCAAACAACGAGAAAAACAAAAACTTGGTATACATTTTATATTAAATGAAATTTTACTTATTTGTAAAATGTCTAAACGTAAAAAATGTTTTTACTACCAGATATCTCCACAGTTTGTGGAAGAACAAAAATTAGTTGAACGTATTTTTAAGGTACTACCTTCACAAATTATTTATAATCAGTTAGAGTTTGATGATTTTTTGATAGCGCAACGCGAATATGAAATATTTACCCCTGTTGATACCAGTAAAATATCTTGGAAGCGCTTTAAGTCGTTTCTCGTAAAGAATGATCTTACTGCTATTGAGAGAAAATTTACCGAAGATATTAATGTTAAATTGTCACTCATACATTAAATATTAGCATGAGTAAGTTTTTGGATCTTGTAAAAGAGAATACACCTGGAGAAGAGCAAGAGTCCCTTGCTGATAAGTTTCACCGGTTTGCTGATAAAGTTTCAGCTTTTGAAGGAGGACGTGGTGATGTAGATATATTACTCGTTGACCTTAATGATCTTAATGAAGAGCTTACAACATTAGGTGGTATACCTGAAGATCAAGAACTGCGTGTAGATGATGCAAAAGTGGCACAAGCTGGTAAGCTCTTAAAAGCAGCAGAGCAAATTACCGGTGTAAGGGATCCAAGAAGACGTCTTACTGGTATAGGAAATCCTATAAAAAATGTTGAAAAGTCAGTTGGTGATCTGTACAACAAGGTAGCAACTAAAGTTAAGGAGTTTGCAAGAGAATTTTAATTATGAAAACTTTAAATATATTTAAAAAATACGAATCTTTATATAATGAGAATGTAGAAGGCGGATCTCCTGATGCAACAGACATTGCTGAAATGCCTGAAGATGCTCTAGAGCCGCAAGTAGATGTTATGACATCTGAAGGGGAAAAGTATCTAGTTGATCTTCTTGTTAAATCTTTCCTACATGAACCGGACGAGTCAGGCGCTGCCACAGCCAAGGAGCTTCAAGGTATGGTTGATGAAGATCCAAAAGGTGTTGCTTCCGCAATCAGTAACTTAGTTGAAATGGGTGATGGTGAGATGAAAGAAACGCTTGCACAAGCATAAGGAACATCTTTATAGTAGTGTTATGAATGATTTAGAGAGTATATATGCAGCTAAAGTGTTAAATGAGAGGCTATCGTTAGACTCAGTTGATGTTAGCGGCTATAGATTAGAGGATCTCTATAAAGTTGTAAAAATTAACGAGGCTAAAGTTAATATTGAGTTTGCTGATGGTAATGTCCAAACTGTTGAAATGGATGATACTGAGGCTCGTAAATTAATGCGTCTTCAACAATCAGAAGAATCTCCTGACCTTAAAAAATGGGCTGCATCCGCTGGTTGGGATACAGAAGCTGCTCAATTTGCTCTCGAAGGTAGATTAAATTCCATTTACAATGAGTCAATTCAAATGGACAATAAAGGGGTACGTAATTCTTTCTATAAAGAAGTTAAAACTATTACTTCATTAAAAGATACTAATAAATTAGATACTTTAACAAATGCTTTACAAGAGGGTAATACTAATTTTAAAAAGCATATTGATAAGCTTGGGGCTAGTAGAGGTTTTAAATTTATAACTAATTCAGACGCTGTAAATAAGGTTGCTTATATTACATTTGAGGAGGGCGCTGTTGGTGTAGGTCCGGGTGAGGCTGTATTAACTTTATTTTCTGAAGGTAAAAATCCAAGTGAAGGTGATATTGCTCTTCCGAATGGTCAGTTAGTTGAGCTTAAGGCAGGAGCCGGTCGACCAGGTAAAGGCAAGACGCTATCTTTAATTCGTAAATTTAATGACTTTACGAAAGGGACTCAACTTACCGATCCTATTGATGCTGATGCTGCAAATGCTGTTTTAGATGGTATTGTAAATTTTGACTTTACAAAGTTACCTGCCGCGCAAATGCGGGTAGCTGAGCGTGTTATTGCAAATATTAACAGTAATAAAGATATCGAATCTAAAATTAAATCTGTATATAAAGATACCAAGGGTAAAGCATACTTTGATAGTATAAAAGCTAAAGATGGTAAATCTATAAATGAATATTTAGCAGAATTTCAAGATCAGATTAAGCAGCGTAATGAGAAGGAAGGTGCACTTTCTAATCGCTTTTTTGATTCAGCAGATAAAAATACTTTACTAACAGGGTTATTAATGTTTGCATCTCAACCTCAAATAGTTAAACCTATTATTGAGAAAGCTCTTAATAGTGTAAGTAACAATCAAGGCGAGGTTGCGAGAGCGATTGCTGCAGCTATGCAAATTAACGAGTATCATAATGAAGAAAAAGATGATCAAAAATTTACATGGTTTACTCTTTTTAACAAAGACAACTTTAATATGCTTACTTTTGGACCATTTAGCAGTGATTATGCAGAAAATGCAAATAGAACAGTGCAAGATATGTTAGCCAACATTAATGAAATTGGTATATCTCCTAATACTGGTGGTGGTCGCGGTGGTTATAACTTAACTCTCAAATAAGGAACTCTAATATAATTAATAAAATGCGCAGTTTTAAACAATTTCACCTAAATTCACAGCTTTTAACTGAGGCTAAAGCTAATACTCACTTAACTCACCTTGAAGAACTGGTTTTGACTAAGGGTGAGAAGGGATATGACGTGGCTCGTACCATGATTAGTAATCTTCTCTCTAAATTACAAGGTAAATCAAAGAGAAGTGTTAATACTTCGGTGAAGTGGGATGGTGCTCCTGCTATTTTCGCTGGAAAACACCCTGAAACTGGTAAATTCTTTGTTGGTACTAAGTCTATATTTAATAATGAGCCTAAGATCAACTATACTGATGCTGATGTTGAGATGAATCATGGGCATGCACCTGGACTCGCTGATAAACTTAAGAAAGCTCTTAAATATCTTCCAAAATTAGGTATTAAAGGTATACTTCAAGGTGATTTTATGTTTGATTCATCAATGCTCGAGACGGTTGTACAGGATGGTGTTAAGCATATCGCATTTAAACCTAATACTATTA